AGTTAAATGGTCTGAATTATCTAAGCCTATTAAAAAATCTGAAGAGCGTATTGTTATTATTAATAATAGTAAATATAAATTAAGAGATAATTTAAACAGATATCTTAAAGAAAATATAATAATAGATACTATTAATAAAAATATACATTAATAGTAATGACAGAACCTACACAATCCTCTGTTGAATTAACAATTGATTATATGATTTCATTAAAATATCATATTAATTTTGAACATAATTTAGATGATAGTTCTAGTTCTATCGTACCGTTTATTAAATATTTATACTATTTTCTAAAAAATCAAAATAAATCAAATGATGAAATTAGAGCTGCAATAATTTTACTATACGACAATGATGATCCATCTTTAAAAGAAAATGCATTGTATGTATTTGATAGATTAACCAGTACAAATTCTAGTGTATCTAGATTATCACATACATTATTTGAATATGTACAACCAAATATATATAATGTAATAAATGATTATAATAATGAATTAGATGATGTATTTGATGAATATTCAGGTGAAGCAATTAATCCTAATCAAGCATTTACATTATTCAATTCTAATCTAAATAATCTATCACAATTTTTAAATACATATACTACTAATATTATAAGAAATTCTGGTTCAACAGGAATTAATACATCCGATAATAATTTAGATTCCACTGATTCAGATACAACTGAAAATACGGTTGAACCCCCTATTAGCGCTGAAGGCAATACTGGTGCTACTGGTGCTACTGGTGCTACTGGTGCTAGTATATTGATAAGTCACGATATTAATATTCCAATTACTTTATCACGTACATTAATGTACAGACCATTTCTTGCGGCATTATTATCAAGAGGAACTAATAATCAAGTATATCGTTTAGGTGAAGATGTTAAAAATGTAGCAACAGAAGATATATTAGAAAAAAATACAAATATCATTAAATATTCAGAATTAAGTTCTACTGAAATATGTTGTTCAATTTGTTTAGAAGGTTACGAAGAATTATCTGTTATTCGTAAATTAAAATGTTCGCATCTTTTCCATAAAGATTGTATTGATCCATGGTTATTAAAAGAAAGTTATAAATGTCCTGTATGCAGAAATGATACCCTGCCTCATACTCACACTTAAAGAAATATTGATATATATATAAGAAGCAAAAATGTCCAAGATTGTTTATCATATTAAGCAAAAAAATATGATAACTCATTACGATAATTTAAAAACATTAAATATAGATAATGAAGTATTAAATGATACTATAAAAAAAATAAATGAAGAAAAAGTAAATGTTAAAAAGGTGTTAGAACTACCTACAGAAATTATGGCAAATATTAATAAAAAACCATGGATTCGTATCCCTTATCCTATTCGAGAGATTAAGTTAATGGAGTATATGAAAGAGAAAAAAATGGAAGATGAGGAAATTAATAAATTGTTAAAATTACTGTATGAGAAAAAACTAACAAATAAGGTAGTTAATTATAATAACCAAACTGGAAAAATTGAAGATATCTCTGAATTATAATATAAAAATATATAATTATAAACAATAAATGAATGAATATACTCATGAAGAAATAGTAACTTTCACTAATAATTTAATTGAAGATATTGACTTGGATGAATATGATTCAGTTGATGATTTATATCAATATATTGATCAAACATTTAAAAACTTTGATTTGATTGTACCGGAGGATATTATTAATGAAATTATAACGCATAAATGTAAAACTAAATTAATAGTTGATGAAGTTGATGCTCAAGATATATATGAAAGTATTTTAGATAAAAAAATGGAATATATTAAAAATGTACCACAACCTGAGCAGCGAACCAAAGCTTGGTTTGATATGAGAAATAATATGATTACTGCTAGTAGTGGTGCAACTGCTTTAGGTGAAAGTCCATATGAAAAAGTAGATAGTTTTGTGATGGAAAAAGTATTTGGTCGAGAATTTATGGATAATGAATTTGTGCATCATGGTAAGAAGTATGAAGAGATTGCAACAAAATTATACGGACATATTAAAAATGTTAAAGTAGATGAATATGGTTTAATTCAGCATCCTAAATATACTTTTTTTGGTGCATCACCTGATGGTATATGTGATAAATATACATTAGATGGTGAAAAAAACTTAAAAAATTATGGTAGGATGATAGAAATTAAGTGCCCGTATAAAAGAAAGATATTGATGGAAGGTAAGATTGATGATGAGATTTGCCCACATTATTACTGGATTCAGATTCAATTACAATTAGAATGTTGTGATTTAGAGTATTGTGATTTTTGGCAATGTGATATTAAAGAGTATTATAGAATGGATGAGTGGATGAAACCAGTAGAAATGAATCATAGATATGAGCAGAATCTTAAAACAGAATATAATGATGAATGGACGTATGGTTTTGTGTTACAATACAAGATGGATAATTATGTGAAGAGGAATGCAACAGACAAGGAAGTATTTTGTTCCAAGTATTTATATCCGGATAACTTGTGTGGTGATTATCAAGCTAAAGTTATATTATCAAATAAAATGAAAGAACAAACAATTCCAGGATATACATTTGATAGAATTTTGTATTGGAGAATTGTCAATACGCATTGTTGTGAAGTTAGGAGAGATAGAGAATGGTTTAAAAGTAAGTTCCCTATATTTAAAGATGTATGGAATAGGATTGAATATTTAAGAAAAGATACGGAAGTTGCAAATATATTTAGGGATAAGATATTAACTAAAAAGGAAGAAAATAAAGCGAGATATGCAAAACGATTTGAAAGTAATGAAATTAAAACTGCGGAAGAGCTTGCAGAATTAAATGAAAGTTTAACGTCACCTGGTTCAACAACTACACCAAGTATTAAAAAGAGTAACAGTGCTAGCTGGTTCTAAAATAATTTTTTTATAATCGTAAAGATATATAAAAAAATTAATACATTAACGGTAGAACCAAGTAACCTTTGCTTACCACAATCCGTCGTGACAGTACCACTTATGTAAAGGACACCATCCATGGCCCATCATTTTGTTGATGGCGTCTTCGTCGTCTTCGTCGCCGTCGTTGTAGCCGTAATCGCCGCTATAGACAATACCACTGTTTTCGCGAGATACTATACGACCACGACCACGAGCACTATCAGCGGGAGCAACAGCGGCAACGGGCGCACTACCACTACCACTTGCAACTGTCGCACGACTATCAGCGGGAGCAACTGTGGCAACGGGCGCACTACCACTACCACTTGCAACTGTCGCACGACTATCAGCGGGAGCAACTGCGGCAACGGGCGCGCTACCACCGCCACTAGCAACTGTCGCACGACTATCAGCGGGAGCAAGCTCGGTTGCCAGCACGTCATGCGCCTCCGGCGCGCTTGTTTGGGACTGAGTCACCTGAATATCCATGCTACCAGCAACACCATTAGAACCGGAAAACCCGGTGTCCTTTGGTGTGCCAGCTGCTGCTACACTAGTGCCTGTGAAAGACGACATATTGAAAGCTCTGGAACACTAAATTCAATGCAGTATATATAGACTATTTTTTTCAATTTTTAATACCAAATATTAAAAAGAGTAACAGTGCCAGTTGGTTCTAACAAAATTTTTTTATAAAAGTATATATAAAAAAATTTATTATCTACGGTTCTTAGGTTTCTTTTGCGGTAGCCTTGATCGATCCTCGTCATCACTATTGAACGGCGCCCACCCTTCCATTTCTCTAGCATCCATCGCGTCTAGAAATTCTCCTTCGCAATGATAACAGTAACGTCCGCCAACCGATCCTGTACATCCTGGACTGTCAGTACAACGGTTTTTAATACTCCGAAATTGGACTGATTCCAAAGCGAGTATCCAACGCTCATACTCTTCACTCAAAACGCTACGTGCCTTGCTGGTAAGATTAATAACCTTAGGAGATGACATCTTGTAACGCTAAGAATACAAATATCAATGAAGTATATATATATTTTTTTTTTCAATTTTTAATAAATTAATGACATTGACCAACTAAAGTGTAAGGACATTGGCATGAGCATCCTCTACACTTAGGATTATTATGTTTTCCTCCAATTACCCGTACAACTGGATGATTTAATAATGGTTGTAGATCACATATACAAGCAACATGCACTTTTCCATCTGCCATTTGCCTAATCAACCTCGGGGGTCTTATTGGTGGTGGAATTAATATTGGATAATTATCTATTTCCATTACCTCCATTTATAAATTTACTAAAATATATAAAGATATTTTTTTTCAATTTTAAAGTAATTTTTTTTAATAGAATCCAATAGACTGATAAATGAACTGATTACTTGCGGTATTTCTTGGGAATGCGAGGAAGGTTAGTGAGCTCGGCGCGGAGAACTGACCAGACACGCCAGCACAGGCCCTTCTTGGTCACACCGGGCGTGACATCGTACGTAGCAATTCTGACCTCGCGCGGGGTCGGAGACTCGCCAGTCGCACGATTCACAATCATCGGCAGGTGCTCTCGGTGGAGGCGATTGCAGCCGCCACGGCAGCCTTTCTTCGTGCCCTCATATTCGCACAACGTGTTAGACACGAGCTCAGGAAGCATCTTCAACTCGTCAGGAGAGAGGATGTCTAGCGAGAGCGTGGCAGGTGCAGCAGCGCGACCGCCACCGCAGAGAGGCGCAGGTGCAGCAGCGCGACCGCCACCGCAGAGAGGCGCAGGTGCAGCAGCGCGGTTTGGCAGCGGCAGCACTGCTACGCCGCGACCCTCCTCAAGCGCGCGTCGAGCGTAGATGCTCGTGCTAGGCGGAGGTGCGAGCACGGGCGCAGGCGATGGCACGGGTGCAGGCGCAGGCGGCTTGAGCTTGTTAAGCTCCTTGAGCGCAAAGGCAAGCTCGGATTCAAGCTCCTTCTTAGCACTCATCTCCAGATCATCATCTGACTTGAGCGAGGCGATCTCCTTCTCAAGCGAGGCAATCTTCTTCTTGAGCTCGAGAGTCTTGTCGTCGTCGTCGTCGATCTCGTCCAAAAGAGCGAGCGGGAGAGCGACGGCCTTGACGCGCACACTGCACGCTTGGGGTGCAATGTACTCATGCATCTCAGCGCGCGTCATGGTCATCGCCCTGCGCTCAAGTGACGCCTTGCTGCCGGTAAGCTTCCAGCCGCGCGCGCGCGCCTCCAAAACATCTCGAGCTAGGAACTTGACGCGCGGCGAGAGTGCCGTGCTGATCTCTTCTAGCCGTGCGAGCTGAGCGTTGAAGCGGCTGCACTCGAGCGCGAGGCCGAGACGATCGATCTCGAGCAGCCCGCAGAGCGCGGTCACGCTGTCGTCCGACTTGTCCGAGAGCAGCTCGTCGATCTTGTCGAACATGCGCCCAGACGGCAGCACCTCGCGGACGCACAGGTGACCGAGGAAAAAGATGGCGCCCTTGTCGTAAGGCGCATCCCGCAGCTTGGTGGTGCAGCCGCGGATGATGCGCTCCTTGACGTCTGCGCCGCAGGGGAGCGCGCACATGCGCGCAACCAGGTCAGCGTGCAGGTCCTGGTAGAAGATCTCGGGGAGCGCCTTGCCGAGGACGGCGGAGACGACGGGACCCGCGTAGGAACCGTTGGAGAGGTAGTCGCAGACGAGCTTGCTCAGCTTGTCAAACGTCTCCCGCGAGATCTTGTTCATGAGGCCCGTGACCTCCTTCTCGACCTTGACGAGCTGCCACGGCGTGCGGAGGTTGAAGTCCTCGAAGATCGGCGGGCCGCGGCGAGTGAAGGAGATCTCCAGGTTGCGCCAGGTGCCGGGCTCGAGGTACCAGAGGCGCGTCTTCGGGTCCTTGAAGAAATGCTTGCCGTCGTCGAGCTTGACGCACCAGTTCAGCTTCTCGTCCTGGTACATGCGAACGCCGTCCTCGAGCAAGCCGGCGTGTTCCGCATTTTTTCTCGTCATCGCGTTCAGCTTGGCCAGAATCTCGCTCTGCTCCGGCGTCAGCTTGCGATCAAACTTGCCCTCTCGGTAGGCGCACCAGCGGTTGGCGCCGTCGTACTTGTCGAGGCAGGCCGCCAGGTTGAAGAGCGGAGCGCTGTTGGGCTGCGGCACCCACAGCTCGCCGCTTGCGGCCAGAAAGTCGATCTCCCCCGGCAGCATAGGCGAGCCGTCCTCATCGCGCGGCCACCAGCGCGGCACGAGCAGCTTGAGCCCGCCTGCGTGCAGCGCCGCCTGCGTCAGCAGGTAGGGCAGCAGGAGGGGGTTGAAGGACGTGCGGTTGGCGGGCGCCGGCTTGGGGAAGGCGCGGTAAAAGCACGGGAGCTTCTTGAGATCAGAGCGATCTACCGTGTATGGCATGCCGCCCATCTGCTCCTTGATCCAGTTAGGCACATTGACGATGAACTCCTCGCCAAAATAAAATGACACGCCATTGCGCTTGATCTCAGTCGCAATCTGTACATCAGAGCGCACGAGCTTGGACAGATCGCTTCCGTCGCCAGTTAGGTAGCCGCCCGCGCGCAGCTCAGACAGCGTCACAAACATCTGCTTAAAGCGCGCCTCCTCGTCTCGGTAGTACTGCAGCTCCAGCAGCTTCTTGAACTTGTCGTGCAGCTTGCCCTTCTTAGCGTTTTTATCCGCCTTGGACAGCTTAATGTTCTCGAGGACAAAAAGAGAGGCTCGCGAGTCATCGAGCGCTACCTTAGCATACATCTTGCTGTCGCACTCCTTGAGCTTCTCCAACATCAATGGCAGCTCCTCCAGCTTCAAGCCAGCATACTTGGCAGACAGCTGAGCGTTAATGTTGCCCAGCGTAGCGTGATCAAAATCACCGCGGCTCTTGGCGGCTGCAATCATAGCCGCCTCGTCAGCAGCACGCTTATTCAGCACCGCGACCGCAGCATCATCACGGCGCTTGTCAAGCTCCTTGGTCGCAGCAGCAGTGCGATCTGCCACTATCTTCTCATAAGCAGCAGCCGCGAGCTCAGCAGTAGCGGGCGCAGCAGCAGGGGGCGCAGGCGCAGCAGCAGCGGGCGCAGGCGCAGCAGCGACCTCGCGAAGCGGCGGCACACCGTCATCGACAGAACTTGCGCCACCCGCCTTCTCGAGCGCCGACGCAGGCGTCACTCCGTCAGCGCTTGAAGTCTGAGACTTCTTAATACCTATGCTACCAGCAACGTCGGAAGGACCGGAAGACCCGGAGCCCGACGACGTGCCAGCTGCTGCTTCAATAATTGACGTAATAGACGACATCTTGAAGCGTAAGGTTAATACAAAATTCAATGTAATGTATATATACTATTTTTTTCAATTTTTTATAAATTAATGAATTTTCTTAGATAACTTAATATAATTTTTATTGACTATTTCACCCTTAAACAATAAAGTCGATAACTTTGCATTTTCATCAATATATGCATCAGAAATCTTTTTAGCCTTATTTTTAGCCTCTGTTGCTTCAGCCATTAAATTTCTCTTAATTTTCATCGTTTCAGGACTTTTAGCTTTAAATGCATCAGCTTTATTGTATTTTTCAAGTGCATCTGCTTCTAATGCTTTAACCTGTTCTTTTATACTACTAACAAATATCTTTGTATTCGTAATTTCAAGATCCATATCTTCTTTAATTTTAGCTATTTTATCAAACTCTTGCTTAGCATTAATAGACATACTTAGCTTCTCATCTGCTAATTTCTTATTAATATCAGGTGCTTCTGTAACTGTAGCATCCTCTTCCCAACTCATTTTTACTTATTTAACATATTATCAATAAATTAAATAAATTTCAATTTTTAGTAAAAGATTTTTTTGTCTATTTCTGTTTCTACCACACCTATCTTAATCATATATTGTACTTGTAACCATTTATAATATGGATGTCTAATATAAGTACAAGGACATCCGTAATTATCATCAGCACAATTACATATTTTACTTGTTGTAATATGATAATCTAAATTTGGCATTACTAAGTTTCTACCAAAACTATCCATTAAAGTAAATGTTAATCTATTTATATTTCCTAAACTTGACATTTTATATATTTTATCTTGATAATTTGTTGCCGCATAATAATGTAATTCACCATATGAATCTGGATATAATAAACAAAATGCTTTTCTTAATGCACTATTTGTCGAATTAATATTATTATCTGTAATCTCTTCGATATTTAATATCAAATATCTATCACCATCTAAACTTTTACTTGAAAAATAATAAAAATTAAAAGCACCTGTTGCTGCTCCAGGTGTTGCTACTAACTCATAACTACATCTTATTCCTGCATCTGTTGATGCTGTCATCATAAATTCTACTATATATTTAATTAATGATATTGATGATAATGTAAATCTTAATGTATATGTACCATTAAATAATACCACTTGTGTTGTTCCACCTATATTTTGTACAATATTATATTGTGCATTCTGTAAATACAAATCTAAATCACTATTATTAATTAATGATCCTGATGTTACTTTTTGTGTATAATATGTTGTATTATATGTTGAATTATTTGGATACACTACTTGATATGTACTTGATTGTGTTCTATTATTAATATCTGTATAATTAATTACCACTGAATATGTGTATAATGATAAATTTGTAACTAATACTGTTTCTACTGGTGATCCACTTAATGTTGCATTATCTAATCCAGGTATCGTATTTAATGGACTTGGTATAGGATTACTTGCTGTTACATATGTTATTAATTTATTGTATATTGTTTGTAATATTGGTTGTTCTACTGATGAAACTGGACCCAATTGACTTGCAATTGTTGCATCAGTAGTTAATGCAGAATTATTTACAGCTGTATATTTTGTTAAATAATAATTTCTTGGTAATACTACATTCTCTATTCTCATAAATTTTACATTCTCAAATACTCTTGGTACATTTAATCTGGTTGTATCATCCGTTTCACTAAAAAATGCCTTCATTACAAAAGGTGATGGATAATAAGTAACATTTCTATCACTACTATCAATAACAATTACATATTCATTTACATTTTCAGATGCTACATTTTCACTAATATTTGGCCATAATGTTTCATCTAATTTAAATTCTTTTCTGTCTAAATATAATCCATATTCTCTAGGATTTTTAGGATATTTAATATTATTATTATTTATAATACCTCTATTTAATGCAAAATCTGCACTCGCTAACGCTTGATTCTGATTCTGATAATTTTCTGTTAAAAATGTATTAGGATTAGTAACTCTATTTGGTAATATAGCAGATAATGGTGTAGCAGATAAACCCACCATTCTATCTTTTCCATTTATTTCTTGAAAACTATTTCTTGGGTAATTATTTCCTGGAAATTTTCCCGGAGAATTATTCATATATAATTAATAACAAATTTATTTTACTAATATATGCATAAAAATAATAATAATTGCGCCATTAATAGAGATTTTACTAGTAATTCATGTTTTACTTTAGATGAATTACATAAAATCGCTAATGATTATAATGATAAATATAATGATAAAATTAAATTATCACCATCTAAATCTGATATGGTAACTTCATTAACTAATAAATTATCTCAATTTTGTCCCGATCAAACTTGTTGGGCAACTTTAAAATTTTTAAAAAATAATGATGATCTTAATATGGCATTTAAAGCTAAAGGACCTGGTGGTCAATTTGAATGGTTAAGCACTACCGAGATCAATGACTGTATGGAAAGATTTATGGCTACTTATCCAAATTTTTTATTTATAGGTGCAGTTCCTATGGACATTGAAGATTTAGATGAATTTGGTGTTAAATCACTTAATTATGATAAATTAGTTAATATTGGTAAAACTATTGTTGCAATTATATTTAATTTAGATGAACATTATAAACCAGGATCACATTGGGTTGCATTTTATGTTGATTTTAAAAAGAAACAAATATATTATTCTGATTCAGCAGGTAAGCCACCTGAAAAAAGAATTAAACGCCTTGTTAAAAAAATAGCAGAAAAATTTTATTTTGATGATACTGGTAAAAAAATGTCATTGCCTGTTGAATCTTATATGAATAAAAATAATCTTAATGCTATAGAACAACAATATAATATTCGTTTTAATACTGTTCAACATCAATTTGGTGGCTCTGAATGCGGTGTATATTCTATTAATTTTATAACTAGATTATTACGTGGAGATACATTTGATGAAATTCATAATAAACGCCTTGCTGATAAAGAAATGAATGTATGCAGAAAAAAATATTTTACTGGATATGATGATGTAATTAAAAATAATGATGTGAATAATATTTGCTAAAAAAATATATATTATATTAATAATGAGTGAATTTATTAATATTGATATTAAACCTTTATTTGATAATATACCACAATATGATTATTTAAAACCTATTTCTTTATTATCTGATTATCATAAGAAATTTAAACCTAATTTTTATCATGATATACTATCTTCAATTAATAAATCCGAATTTGAAAATTTATTAAAAAATAAAAAAATATTACCCCAGTCTGATACCAATGATATAATTATAACAGAATATATTAAATGTTTTCCTAATAATAATATTATTATTCTTTACCCTAAAGCATTATCAAAAAAAGATAAATTAAAAGAATTTTTTAAATTATTAGATGAAAATGGTAATGTATATTATAAAAAATTATTAAATATTAATTATTATCATGCATATAATTTATTATTTCAACTATATGCAAATACTAAACGTATGAAATCAAACGGTCAAATTATGTATAAATTATCTAGACTTGGTTTTACTTTTGATACTAATAATGATATTTTAGTCGTTGTATATCAACATCTTAATATAAATAAAAAAATTAATGGTTCATCAACACCATTTAAATCTGAATTACGTAATATATTTTTACAAGAAGAACTCAAAAATACTAAAATTACTTCTATCGAAGATGCTTATCCTAGAGAATATGATTATTTACATATTAACGATACATTTAATGAAGTAATTAATTATAGTTATTCGTTTTTTCATAAAAATACAATTGAATTCACTTCTAAACAACAGTCTTGGAGATTATTACAATTGTCAGATTCAATTAAAAAATTTAATTCATTTTTAAATATAATAAGTAAATTATCTCTTATTCAAATTAATAATTTAATATTAAAAGGAAGTATTGTTTTACTTGCATATGGAACTAGAAATATTAATGATATTGATGGTTTTGTATTAAATAATATATTAATTGATAAAAAAATAATCAATGAATTCGATAAAAATAGTGATATATTTGATATATATGTTCCTTCACATAAAAGAAATGATGAATGGGATAATGAATTAAATAAACGTGCAAAATTAATTAATGTTGATAATTATAATCAATTAATACTTAATCCAAATAATCATTTTTTTTTTCATGGTATTAAATTATTTACATTACAATATGAAATTCTTCTTCGTATAAGAAGAAATAGACCCGCACAATTTACAGATTTACTTTCTATTAACCGTTTATTTAATATTAATTATACATTAAAAATCCCCGATGTAAAAATTCTTTACAATTCTACTACACAACAACTCGAAATTACTGAATATAATGATAATCAATTTGTAAATACTATGAAAAAATATTTTTTTGAAAGATATCAATTATCATTAACATACGATCAAATAGTAAAATGGATTAATTCAACAAATAATAAAGTTATTATTAATACCCCCTCTCATAATATACCTATTTATCAATCATCTACTATTTTATCCCCTTCTAAAGAATTATATTATACTACTCCAAATATATCAAATAATGATATTATATATCCTGAATTAACCGAACTATCTAAAATGGGTTTTACACATTATTCTTCTATCCTATCAGATAATAAACCTTACATTTATTATGGCGAAGATTGGGAAAATTCTAGATTATGCTCATATAAACCACGCGATATTCAACCTAAAAATAATAATAAATTACGTGTTTTAACATTTAATGTTCATAATTTTATTACAAGATGTAATCAAGGTAGTGCTCCTATGTTTTACAATAATTTTAATCCATTTAAAAAAGCTAGAAATTTTAATAATTTTATACAATTATTTAAAAAAATAAATGCAGATGTTATTTGCTTACAAGAATTTGTACCTATTTTAGATAATGAAATTAATGAAGATATAATTGATTATGATGAAATTAAAAAAATTAATTTTAAATATATTAATCAAGAAATGGCTAAATTAGGATATAATTATTCTTGTATTGGTGATTGTATTAAAAATAATTTTACTATTGATGAACCTAAACATTATTATATGTTATGTAATGCTATTTATAGCAAATTACCAATTGAAAAAGAAAAAGTATTTCATCTATTTATAAATCGAAATATTATTGGCATTCAAATTAAATTTAATAATAATTATATATGGATTCTTAATACACATTTAGCATATTTTCCAGATAAAACTCCTTTAAATTTAAATAAAGATACAATTGTTTTACAGTTTGAAACTCTAAAACAACTAATTCAAAAAGAATTTGATAATAAAAATATTATTTTTTGCGGTGATTTTAATATTAATTTATATAGAAAAGGTAATTCTTATCGCTATAAAAATTATGAAAAAGTTAAAAATATAACTGACTTATTTAATAACACTTCTAAATTTATTATTCCAACTAATTTTTCTCAAAATGATCAAACTGATTTTATTTTATTATCTAAATCTAGTGATGTAAAAGCAATATTTAATTTAATTTACAATTCTGATTTATCAGATCATAATCCTGTTTTTTGCGATTTTGTTTAATCATCAACATTAGCACTTGCCTCTTGCATCTCTTCAAATCTTCTAATTTTTTCTTGTACTTCATTACTTAATCTTATTAATTCCTTTTTCTTTTCATCTAATACATCTGTTGAATATTTATTCGTATTTGTTTCAACACTATCTCTTAATTTAAGCTTTAATTGATCCCTCTCTTCCTTTAATTCCGTATATTTTCCCATTAATGTTTTTAAATATTCCTCATATTTAACAACTTTAGCATGCATTTGCTGTAATTGCATTTGCATTTGTTGTGAAACTTGTTGGCTTTGTGATTGTTGTTGCGCTTGTCTTTGCATCTGTTGATGAGCTTGTTGCTGAATTTGTTGCTGCATTTGCTGCTGCGCTTGTCTTTGTTGCGGCATTTGTTGCGGCGCCTGTCTTTGTTGCATATTATGTACTGTAATATTTTGATTCTCATCAAACAATTCATGTATATTTTCTATCTTCTTTTCTGGCGCTGATATTGTTCCTCTCATTGCTTCCATTTTTTTTAATCTTGCATCTAATGTTTCACTATCTTCATTTATTTTATCAGGATCAATACCTGTTGTATAAAATGCTTCGTCAAATGCACTTTCTATTTCTGGTGTCTCGTTAAAATAACTAAAATTTGTGCTACCACCAAAATCCGCAATTTCACCTGTTTCTTCTTGTTGTGATGAATTATATTGTTTTGGTGGTGATCTTGTCGCAGTTGCTTTAAAATTATCTAATTGACTTTTAGATGAATTTTTTAATTGTTCATCAGCCATTCTTTTAGGATTTGTTGTTACCCCTCTTAACCAATCTGGTACATCACTTGGTTTATTTGATTGAGAAAATTCTCTATAATTTTCCATATATTTATTTACCCTATTATCTAATGATTCATTTCCATTACTCATTCTAGTATTTGTACTGTATTGTGCTGGCATTTGTCTCATAACCGGTGCTGCCATATTTCTTTGTTTTGGCGGTAAATCCAATCTTTTTAATGTTACATTTACAAATTTTTCAATTGCATCATTAACATTATTTTTTGAAATTTTACTCTTATCTAATAATGAATATGTCTCATCTAATACTTTTTTTATTACTTGCTGTACTTTTGCAACTTGCCCTTGATTCGTAATATCTAATTTTTTATTTGTTATATATTCACTTGAAATATATGATACAATATTGGGATTTACAAATAACGAATATAAATTACTCATATTCAATTATTCTAAATTTATTTTTAAATCTAACCACAATTTTATTTTTCTAATTATTTAATAATATAAATTATGCAACAATATAATCCAAATAATCCTGTTAATAAATATAAATCAATTAAACCAGATTTACCAACATTTGATCATGTTGAAAATAATAATGAAATATCTGAGAAAAAAAATATTCCTACATCATACGGTTTATATGTTCCACCACCTTTATTCGAAAAAGGTATGTATCAATCTGTAACTTATTTACAATACATTTCATCTACTATTGATTCTAAAGATCGTGATTACACAAAATATCCAGATCCTTTTAATTTTATGACTGATAAATTACCTGAATTTTATAAAAATATTAAAATATTTCAAATGTTCTATATTTCTCTTCCACAATTTAATCTACTACAAGAATCTATTACCAATACTAGTCCTAATTACGCAGATTTAATTTATATGCAAACATATCTTTTAACACATACTGTTACATTAAATCAACAAATTACAAATAGCGGTAACGGAAATATTTATACTATTTGTAACAATGCAAATAAAGAATATAATTTTCTTATTAATAATAATATTTCTCTTGTTTATACAATTGATAGTTCTAATCGTTTTTACATGTACGGATTTAGCTCTTCTTATAAATTAAATAGTAACCCTTACATTAGATTAACTATACCCGAAGTTATTTATTCCCCTATTATCACAACCGATAAATCATCCTATACTTTTATTGTTCGTATGTCTAGAGCAAGAAATTATATCGCCTACGCTAGCGTTAGAGCACCAACTAAAGTATTTAAAGAACATACTTTAATTAATTTACCTCAATTAACTTTTAAATTTGCTGATTCTAATGGAAAACCATTATCAATTGATTATTTAGATAAATATGCTAGTAATATAGACGATCCTACACTTTTTTCTAGCAAATATAATTATATTAGACATCCATTATTTTATTGGCATCAAATTATTATGGGGATCAGAATTGGTGTTATTAGAAACAGTCTTAAATAAAACGTCGCTACGCTCGTTTCGTCAGCTACGCTTCCTCAGTTCGCTGCGCTCACCTGTTATGTACTTAGTACATAAGAGCTATTCAAAGAATACCTTACATGGTCTAAGAAATATTACTGTAAATGTACATTAAAGGTGAGCGTAGCGAACCGAAGGAGCAAAGCAACTGAGACAAGCCGTAGGCGAAGTTTTTAGATTTTTACTTTTGGTATATTAATTACTTCTTCTATTAAATAATATGCTTCTTTATTCTCACCATCTACTTTTGTCGGTGCATTATTTTCATCTAATTTAACTCTACCAACTTGATAATCTAATTCAAAATCATATACAATTCTAGTTTCTGGATTATACCAATATTGCATTACTGGTTGTTTAACCCCTTCTTTTACTATTATACCTTTGATTTTAATCACTTTTACTCTCTTCACTACACTATTTAACGAATTTAATCCATTGTTTAATTTAGTGTCATAATAAATATCTTCATTATACGCTGGTCCAATTTGTGGATCAAATAATGAACTTTCATTGAACTGAAAGCATTGATATGATTCTGCCATCATATTATGATTTTGAAATAATTTACAATCCACCGCTGCTTCTCTTACTGTCTTTAAAAAACTGTCAATTAATATTTGTTTGCGTTTCGCAATATCTTCCACCTTTTCATCAATCGTTGGTTCCCCATTTCTTTTAATTGCTCTATATCTAAATATATCAACTGTTCTCTCTTCCATCGGTAAATCTTTGTGATAACATTGACGAATTGCTCGGCCCATAACCTGTGTTATTCTCACTTCGTTCCAATATGGATCCATTATATGCATCTGACGAATATTTCTTAATGAAATACCTTCACTACCAGATGGCGCAATTAATATATATTTCACCAATTTACCATAAACATTACCTACTTGATTGAATACTTCAATAGACTTTTTTCTCTTTATTTCATCTACACCACCATGATATTCTAAAAATTGTTTAAAATCTTCTCCTTCTCCATATGGCATAATACCCACATTTTTTAAATATATTTTAAATGCATATAAACCTTCTGCTGATACAAAATTAGAATATACCATAATAGGTCCTTTACTTCTTAATCCATAAAATAAAATAGCAGTCATTTTGGCTGAACAATCATAAAATGCTTTTAATAAATTACTCTTTTCTTTGTGTTCTTCCATAAATTTCTTATACTTGTAATTATATTTTGTTTTAAATATTTCCATATCATCATGAATAGTATGTTTGTTTTTTTCATCCTGTACATTCTTTTGCATAAAATATTTATCAGTTGATAATAAGAAATCTTGTAATGTTTTTTGATATAATTCAGCACCAGTAATTTCATCTTTATCCTTTAAAGTAGCTAAAAATTCAGCTGTTTTGCCTTCAGCAATTTTATTTGCATCAATATCTTTTAATCTAAATTGATTTGGTCTTGGTCTCTTTTCTCCATTGATTTTATCACTAATAAATGGAAATACAAAAATCGCAGATTGTCTTGTATAAGAATTAAAACTACCCTCTTCTGATCTATTTTGCATTCTTCTCAATTCCATTTGTCTTTCTATAAATTCAAATGCATTATACACTTCTTCTTGATACTCTGACATCATTACTTCTTTTACTAATACTCTTTTCTTAGCATATAAATCCGGTGTTTCACCAATATAGAAAGAAGTTAAACCTAATATTCTTCTTTGAAACATATTTTTAGTAGCCGGATTTAATATTTTTACTTTACCTGTTGTAACATACTTTTCTTCAAATTTAACTTCACTCGTTGGAAATATACCTGGTCTTAATAAATTATATATTAATGCTAATTCAAATGGATTATTTACTACTGGAGTAGCACTAATTAATATAATTCTTGTATTTTCATTATCCTTCATTTCTCTTATCATATAATCATAAATTGAACTTGCCCTTCTACCTGTTTGTCCTGTTACATTATTATATACATTATTAATAAAATTGTGCATTTCATCTACAATAAATAATGATTTTTTAGATGCATCAACACTTCTTATTGCTTCAATAAAATCTTTATCAGCAAATGGAGAATCATAGTGAATAAATTTTACATTTGATTTAATTGTCTTTTTTTCATCTTCATTTAAAAATTTATCTAAATCTTCAATCCATGGCTTGTTTTCTAATGTAGCTTTGATTAAAACAAAAACATTCCATTGACTTGAGAAATTAAAAAGTGCACTAATAGTGGAAACTGCACTTAAAGTTTTACCAGATCCAAGTCCGTGATACAGTAATAAAGATCTATTTGAACTTCTATAATCCATAAATTTAGAAACAAATTCTTGATATTTTCTTAATTTAACCATTTCTTGTGGAACATTACATGGATCTGATCCTAAGTCACGTTTAATTTCTTCTAAATAATATTTCTTAAAATTTTGTAAAACCCATGATGGAAATATCCTCCCGTTTAATTGTAAATTAATAAATTCATCTCTTGTTTTTGAATTTTCACTCATAATATATTCTAATAATAATATTATGAATAATTAAAATAATAAATTACTTAATTTGATCCACTTTAATCTGTTTAAACTTAATAAGCGCATTTAATGCTGCTTGTTGTTCTGCCTTCTGTTTAGATGTACCCTCTCCTTCTGCAATAATAATAATCTCTGTTGGTCGTCCTTTGTCATCTAATGATGTCATTGGATCTAATACACCCATCGTATATATTTTTTGTGTATTTGTTTTACCACCAACAATATTAGAACTAGCTTTACTTCCAACTTCCCAATAGATTGGTGATACCCATTTATTAGAATGAAACAGTTGCATTAACTGATCTTTATAGTTCTCATTTTGATAAATTAGTGATGCGTAATCTACACTATTTTCAAGAAAATATTCAATCAGTTTTTTACATACATCCTGTCCTTGATCTAATTTTAATGCACCAATAAACGCCTCAAATGCATCTTCCAAAATCTTTTCTGAATTTCTTCCCTTAATTAATTCCGTCTGTTTTGAGATTAATACATATGTATCTAATCCCAATTCTTTAGAAAACCTAGCAAACGACGACTTGTCTTCTATCTTTGTTTTTAAATATGTCATAAAACCCTCATCCCCTTTCGGATTCATTTTATACCGTAAATACAAATATGTACATAATATATCTTTTATCGTACCGTCTCCAACGAACTCTAAACGCTCACTAGAAACGTCTCTTAACTCTACGAGAGTTTTTCGCCTCCTTTTCATCTCATTCATTTCAGTACTAAACTTTGAATAATACTTTTGATTTACATATGAATAATGCGACATTGCCTCTCGAAAGATCTCAATATTTTTAACTTTAATTTCTATACCAAAGTTTCTTAGTAATCGTTCAACATCCTCACTTTCAATCAGAATGTTATTCTCATTGTAAGGAATACTAATCAATATCTCATTATCTTCACTGCTATCGTAAGCCATTATTCTATAAAGTAATATATTGTTTTATCTTTAATTTATTATTATCAATTTTTATTATAAATCAAATGACTGCTCAAATTGTCTAATATTTATCCATCTCCTTCTCAATATCAGCAACGATCTTCTCCCACTTCTTAATCAATTCTAATACTTGCTCCTGTGTTTCATACCCTGCTTCCTTAATCCGCCGAATAGATAACTTAATATTATTAAGAGAATTTAATTGACTTGTTGCTGCCATATATCTACCAAGAAGTTTATTGTACTCCTCCATTTTTGATACAAATCTATTACATTATATATACAAATATTTTTTCAATTTTATAAGAAAATTTAAAAATTATATACGACCACTTGAATCAGTAAAATCTACATTATATCCGCGCTTATTACTCCTGCGAGATTTATCCTTGTAATTCTCTCTTTCTTCATCTTCTTTGCATGAATCACATATATTACCCGTGACAGATATTGGGATGTTACATTCGTGACAACGAGGTCCCGGGTGACACTTTTGACAACCGTGTTCAGTGAGAGTTCCTCCGCACATGCATTCTAACGGATCATCTTGATATGACTTACTAACTAATTCAGAATTGGTAGTATCATTAATATTATTTTCAGCATAACAACAAGATAATAACAAACCCATTTTTAATATAAATAATAATCTAATTTTTATACTATTATTTTCAATTTTTTATAAATAAATATCAGGTTTATATATTTCTTTCATGCGTTTTTCTATATCAGTATTATTTAACCATTTAATTATACTATTAAAGTGAGAATCAATATATATAACATTATCAACATACCATCCAATCATATTATTATTATGTTCAATTATATTAAAAGGCGGTGTTGCATTGTTTTTTTTATCGTATAATTTTTCAGCATCATAAAAATAACATAAATGACTTTCAGTTAAACTATCTTCTATTTTAAATATTTTATCTGTTATCCAATGATTTTCAGAGGTTAATATTTCACACTTAATTTTTTTAATACCATCGATTTCTATATAATAGAATCTGGTATAATAATCAGACATTTTTATTAAATTAATAATCGTATTTATCTTTTAAAATTTCAATTTTTTCTAAATAAAATTACCCAATTACCAACTTCATTATATATTTCTAATATATTAATCTCATCATATTTCATGAAAAAATTTATAAACATTTCTTCATTATATACATAATAATATCTAATATTAATATGATCCTTAATTATATTACCTTTCCATGGTACAATATTAACACCTTCATGAAAACTAAATTTACTATTATCTGGTTGTTCAACTGCCCAACATGTTATAATACCTATACTGTCTTTTTTCATTACTCGAAGAATTTCCTTAAAACTTTGATCTTGCTCTTTTTCTGTTAATAAATGATGGAACATTGCTATACATAAAACATAATTAAAACTATCATTGTCAAATTGTAATTTTAATGCATCACCTAAAATTACATTTAATTTTTTATCTTTACATATATCTACAAACTTTTTACATGTATCAATTCCTACCATATTTACATTTTTATTATTTAATATATATTCCATATTTTTACCATTCCCACATCCCACCTCTAATATATTAGTATTTTCTTTTATTAAAGTTGTATAATCTTTCACACATTGCCATATATATGCTCTAGAATCTGAAAATTCTTCCGCAATATTTTCATATGTATCTTGATTAATTTGATTCATTTTATATATTATTATTATTATATATAACTAATAATTTTCATCTTTTTGAATTATTAACTAAATATACTATTAATATAATTATAAATACTAAAAAAGCACTTATATAATATTTTATTATTCCTTTATTAAAATAACAATCATTACATTTACCTTCATAAACTGGTCTGTATAATGCATATACATATAAATTATTTATATTTCTATTAAAATCAATATGCTCTATTTCATTTGTTTTAATATTATATTCAATATTATTATCAATTAATTTTTTCATTCTATATATTCCAAATCCACTAAAAGCTGATGTAACTTTAATTAATTTAGTTTCATCATTTCTTATAATTAAAATATTATTACTTGGTGTAATAGCACCAATATCATATAAACAATTTGTATTGTCTTTTGTTACTGACATTCCAAAAATTCCATTTATATTTTTATTATCATCAATTATATTAAACATATTATAAAATTCATTTTTATCAAAATCAACAAAATCAAGATCAAGCATGATCATATAATCACATTCTTTCCATTGTTTTGCCATATTTAAAATAATATTTCGTAAATATGCTAATCTTCTAGTACGTTTTTTACAATTAAATTCTGAATTATCACATAATTCAGTTGAATGTTTTCCATCTAGTACTAAATGTTCTCCAAAAATATTTTTATATTTATTTTTATATTTATTTAATATGTTAATTGTATTATCTTTACTATCATTTTCTGCATAAAATATTTTAAATTCATCAAAATATAAATTTCCTAATTCAATTAATCTATCTAGATTTTTTTCTAAATATGTATCACCATCTTTTACAATAAAACAAAATGCTACTTTACTCATATAATTATTTTATTTATTTATTTTATCCCAAAGATTAAATTCCTTAAACACTAAATACGGTATAACTAATAATAAATAATGTATTTTAATAGAACTATTATTAATATCCATATATAAATCTGGAAAACTAATTAATAAATATCCTACTGTTATTGTTAATATATCAATATTTGTTGTTGATAATATTATACCCATTATTAGAAATAATAATGAACATGGATTAAAATTAAAACTTCCAACTTTAAATAATGAAACCGTTGATCCATAACTAGCTTTAACTTTTCTATCTATATAGTATTCTGATAATATATTATTTAATATTATTGGATGTGATGATGATACATTTAATGATTGAGTTTCATCTGTTGATGTTTGATATACTAATCTATTATTTAATGAATATATATTTATTAAATTATTATTAGCTAATATATGTATATTTAAATCAACATGTGTATATATATTATTTTCAATATGATTTAATAATTTTTTAACACCTTTTCTAGATAATATATATGCATGCGTAGCTAATGAAATTATTGGTTTATTTACATATTTATTCACATATCCCGCATTTATATTAACTAATCCTGTATTTGCAAATAATATTGTATGAAAATTAATATTATTTTGACATCCAAAACAACCTAGATATAATACATCAAAATCTTTTGGTGTATTCTTAACCCCAAGATCTAATTCTTCTTTAAAATTATCTTCAAATACAACATCATCCTCAAATATTATTCCATATTCTTCACCTGATTCTAAAAATAATTTCCATGATTTAATATGTGCCATAGCAATTCCTATTACACTTAGTGGTGTAAATAATGATCCAAAATAAGTTGTATTTTCAGCTATCTCTTCTTTAGTTAATTTTTTACCATTTACACCTTCAACTAATATAGGATCTAAACCATAGTTACTTATTTCAGCTAATAATTTATCTGGTTTATTTAAACTAATTACGTATGTTTTATACATTAATATATATAAATAAAATTATTTTGATCTAATCCATTTAATAATTTCATTATTACCAACTAATTCAGCATTCATTATTGCATCATCTTTATTCTTAATTATATCTGGATTTATACTATATAAATATTCTAATATTTCTAATGTACCATAATAACATATATCATTTACATACTCTTTTAAATCTTCTTTCTTAAGCAATAATACCCATTTAACAAAATCTAAATTTTTACTCTTTATTGCCAATGAAAATAATGTAGGATGATCATCTACATTAATTAATTTTTTAATATATAAATATTTAACAATATCAAAACATCCATAATAACTCGCACACGAAAATGCTGAATTATAATTAATTTTTATATGTTTAGGCTTAAAATTATACAACCATGATACAATCTCAAAGTTACCTTTACAACATGCCTGCTCAAATCCTAAATCATACTCCTCTTCTGTTATATTTATTTTATCATAAAAACATTCTTTAATATAATACAAATTTGCACCCTTACACGCTTCCACAAAATCAGTCGTCATTTTTCTTATTTATTAAAATTACTTTTAATAAATAAAATATTTCATTTTTTACTACATTAAAAAAACCCAAAGTGAGGATCGAACTCACGGCCTCTCGCTTAGAAGGCGAGCGCTCTTCCACTGAGCTATGAGGGCAAATATAATAATTTATATTTGCTCTCAGATATTTTTCTAAAATTATTAACATTAATTTAATGCTCAAACTGAGGATTGCACTCAGGACCCTTGGCTCATAAGACCAATGCTCTACTACTGAGCTATATGAGCAATTTCTATATTGATATTTCTTTATATATTTATATTTCAATTTTTATAATCTTCATATACTTTACCAGATAATCCTAATAATCTAATCACTTTTGCATGATCAGCATCTAAATGTTCTTTAGTCTGTATTAACGAATCATTTCCTTCTTGAATTGCTAACCATGGAAATAATGTATATGAATTATTTTTATATTGTAATGTCATTGTCATACAATCTGACGCGTATAATCCATTTTTATATTCATTTACTAACCATTCTAAACTTGATTTATTTATAAAATATGCACCAGAAAACCATTGATTATGTGCAGTAACCCATTGATTAAATGGATATGATTCTTCAGATGAATTTAATAAAAACATATCCCAATTTTTAAATTGTTTTACACCATCTAATAATATATCTTCCCATCCATCTCTAAATAATATATCATCTTCAAGTATTAATGCTGCTTCTATATTATTATCTACTATATGTTTCCATAATGTATAATGACTTATGGCACATGCTAATTCAGTATTAGACATTATAATTTTTTTAGTATAATTATTAAATTCTAAACTATTTGGTGTTGTTGCATTCCATCTAATAATATTAGGTATTCTTTTTTGCATATTATTAAATCTTGTTGTATTTTCTTTAATATTAATACAATATACTGGATAATTAACCATTATTAATTAATTATCTTTTTTATTTTCTGTTTCTACCTTATTAAATTCATCATCTAACACTTGATTGTTAATAATATCTCTTAAATTTAATTCTGGTTTAGAATATTCAGGATCATCTTCTGGATCATAATTTTTTTCTACAATTTTTACATTATCAACTTCAATATTTCTAAATATACAAAATATTGCAATTATCCATACAACTATAAAAAATATAAACATCTTATATATATTTTTTATATATTATTAATAACTATTTAACGAATTGTTTTATTTTTATCATTTGTTATTATTGTACCTGCTTCATTTGGAAATTTATACTCTTTTGTTAAACTATTTCTTTCTTCATCTGGTTGAAATCTATATACCATTGGATAATTTTTCTTTTTTCTTTCATCAAATCTTAGTCTTGTTTTTCTTTTGAAATCAATTGTTTCACCTAAACATTCTATTTGAAATTCTTGAAAAGGTGATTTATCTAATACCGTTATCTTATGCTCAGATAAATAATTATTTTTTGCTTCTAATAAATTTCCTAATCTATTCTCGTATTCATGATAATCTTTTTTAAATATTGCATTATATTGATAATTAATTAAATAAAATAAAAATACTAATGAAAATGATCCAATATTTATTTTTTTTCCATACTTTTCAATACTTCTAAATGGATAACATTTATCTTTATTTTCATAAATAGTTATAATTTTCTTATTATTATAAGATACAACTATTCTTCTTTCCCAAAACTGAAAAAACTGATTATATTCTTCTACTTTTACATTATCTCTAAAATTAATATCCTTTTCTGCTATTATATCTAATAATACATCATAGATTTTTTGCGCATTTTTTTTTATATTTTGTACTATAATTCCTACATGTGATTCTTTTAAATTTTTATTATTAGCTTGTTCTAGATAATAATTATAGCCAATATCATCTACTAATATTAATGATGATGATATATTATAAATTTTAGGTACTAATTGACTTATAATATTATTATATTTATCATCTTCTTTAATTATACCTGTTTTTGGTTCAAATCTTGCTACTTTTAATAATAAATTTGTTCTTTCAAAAGTTTTTTTTAATCTATAATAACTTGTTAATGGATCTGTATACACTCTTAATGTATCTGTTAATATTATTGATGGATGTATAATTCTAAAACCATTCACTTTTACAAATGGTAAATTATGATACACTAATTTTGGTACATATGTTATATCACAATATTTATCAAAATTTACAAATACTGTAAATGTACCAGGATGATCAGCCTCCTTACCCTCTATATATTCAAACTTATTTTTGTATAACATATTACATAGATTAAATACATCTCCTACTGGATCAGGTGAATATATTTCAATATCGTTTTTGGTATTTTCTTTATAAAATACATCTTTAGGAGATTTTTCTTTTAATAATTCATGCATTGCAATACCACCATATACAATTCGTTGATTCTTTTTAACATAACTAACTACTAGATTATTAACTGCTGTATATTCTTTTATAGTTGGTATTAGTACCTGTAATGATTTTTTATCTGCAATTTCCATTATTTCATCTATTTTTCCTTCAACTGCTTTAATGTCTTCCGATCTAAAAAGAGTATTTACCATTAAATTTGAAAAATATTTATTTTTTAGATAAAAGAATAAATATAATATAAGAAAAATGACAGAACTTGATCAAGAATATTACGATAAATTAGAGAAATTTTATACTAAAGAAGAAACAATAAAAATTGTTAAAAAATTTATAACCGATAGTTCTGACTTTTGTAAAAAAAATGGTTTATCTAATGATAACCTAAAAAGTATCGCTATAAATTTTATTAACGACTTATACGAAGATAATAAAATTAATCCTATTGATTATGATAATATTGAAATGTATTTAACTCTTTCACCTCAGGAACGTTGTCCTGCATTCTGGAAAAATATTATTGATAAAATAGAATTTATTGAAGATAAAAAGAATAATATTTATACTACTGATATTTACGAATGTTTTCGTTGTCATAAAAGAAAATGTACTATTGAAATTATTCAAACTCGCAGTGCGGATGAACCTGCAACTACGTTTGTTAATTGTATTGTGTGCGGGAATCATTGGGCCACCTAAAACTTCGCCGATGGCTCGTCTCGCGGCGCTACGCTTGCTCAGTTCGCTGCGCTCACCGTAAATTTACATAGTAGATGAGCGCTAATCGCAGATTACCTTTAATGAACAATAAAGGATACATTTAAACGCCATGTAAGGTGAGCGCAGCGACGTTTTAGTAAGGAATCACATACCCCAACTTTGAAATAATTGGTGAAACAAGATTATATTCAACTGGACATATATAATCTATATATTTAATATTTGGTTTATTTAATAACACATGAGGATTAGTATAATAATAATTAAATGTACTAACTTTAAACGTATCATCCCATTTATACATATTTTTCCATTTATCCGTATTTTTAATATATTCAACGATTTTAATCATTTCTTTTTTATTTAACATTAGCGAGAATCCACGGAAATTATATTTCAAAATAATCTCAAAGGGGGATCTAACTCCCGCAAAATATTTATAATCCATACATACCCCTGTTACTAAAGCTGATATGGCAGATGGTAGCAAAAATACATTTGTTCCGTCATAATATCCACGAACACATGGTAAATGGAATCGAGATACCGTACCTAATAGAGTATATTTAACTTTAAATATTTCAAAGTTCCTGCGCAAATAAGGAGAACTAATATGAAATTTAATATTTTCACTATAATAGGGATAATTTCTTGTGTCGTGTTCAGCTGTATTATATACATAATATTTGAAATTGTCAATACAAACAACTTCATTTATTTTATGATATTTTTCTTCATCGTGTTTAACCTCTTTTGATTTTAACTCTTTATACATACCATGTGCTATAAATTGATTCATTTCACCATCTATCATTTTTCTGCTTAGATGTAATGCGGCGGTTTTTGTTATCTCACATTTAACAGATGATAACGGATACTTTTCATTAATATTCATATTAATTACTGAAATTAAATGATATACTTTATCAAAAAATGCAGGATATTCCACCAAATCACACATAATATCAACGTCTGAATCTTTGTAAAATATATCAAAATATTCATCTAATTCAAATTTACCATCTTCTTGTAACGGATCTAATTTTCTACAAGTTGCAGGTATGATACTTCCTGTTACACCAAGATTTTTCCAATTCAATCCCTTAAACACATCTATCTTTTCTTTAGTTATAAACTTATTAAATCGTTCTTTAAATTCTTTCATATTAGCTAATTTCCCCACTCTATTAAGATTACTTCTATATCCACCAAACATACTAATATATTTCCTTTCTACCATTATCGGTAGTAATATATTACTTTGTTGGGTTGGAATCATAGTAGCTTCATCTAATGTAAATACGCATCGATCTTCTTCTTTAACATATGATTTTAATATACCTTCTTCAATATACATCATGAGCCATGCATATGAAAATGCTTTTACATATTTATTAAAATTTGCATTAATGTATGATAATATTGTTTTATGTTTCAAAATACACTGAACATATTTTTTAGATATTAAACATGCATTAATAATTGTATCCATTATTTTAATCCTACTAGTTTCATTTAATGATAAATATCTTATTTTATATAATAAATCACCAATTGGAATATTTACTGCTTCTTCCATATAATATAATCGATATTTATGTGTTTTAAGACCAGAACTAGCATCAACAAAATTATTTTTCTTAATAATATCTTTTAAATAATCTGTACATTTATCTTCCATTTGTTTTTGAATATTAATATTAATCTCCTTTGCATCTGAAAATTTAATATCCCTACTTAACCATTGTGGTGTAATATTCAACTGACATTTATAAATATCTTTCCAATGCATTACATCTTTACCTAATTCAATGTTATTCAAGTATCTTTGTATATCGTTATTATTGAGGATATCTTGTATATTATTATCTTCATTTATCATTGCTGTATGTAAATACACAAATATATCTTTAATACCATCAATAACACACGGTTTAATATATTCATAAAACCATAACCAATTATGATTTGGAATTAAGATAACTGCTTCATTTAAATTATATGATACAATATTATTATTAATATCTTTGACTTCAAAATTAAATTTTAATAAATTATCTTCAGAAACATCATATATAATATATTCTGTTTTATAATTTTGTATTGATTTAATAATCCATAATGGTACTGCTTTAATACTATAATTATTTTTAATCTTATCGAAATAACTTATGTTATCAACATTCTCTAGAAAAATATCCATTTCCGGATCTTTTTCTAAAGTTATTACTAAACATCTCGAATAATTAGATAATGTATCTGTTATTATATCAGAAGGATATAATGGATTCTTCATTTTTATCTATAAAATAATATATTGAATTAAATTAATTATCAATTTTTTATATCACATATATAATATAATCATCTTTTTCTTCTATAAACATACGAGACTTCAAACTCTCTAATTGTCTATAATACATACTCCGCACATAATCATCAGCCATAAATTCTTGTACCCGTCTCTCTAATTCCATTTTTAATAGTTTTTTTGGTTTCACTTCTTTCATAATCCTACTTTCTACTGTAATTTCAATATCCGTAAATCGACTAATTTTCACTAATTTACTATCTACCTTCACTAATTCCTCACATTCAATATCTCCATATGGTTCAATATATTTATAATATACAACACCTTCTTTTTCAATATCTATAATTATATTTGTCATTATTAGATTTGTAATATTATTATTTAATTTATCTTCATCTATTTTTAGTAATTCTATTAATTCTTTCTTTATTTTATCTGATTCAAATAAATACATCAGAATAGATCCAATCACTAATGAACATTTAATTTTACCATGCGCTGTTTTAAGTGTTATTTTAGACTTTTCAATATCATGTTTAATATTTTGTAATGGTGCTCGTAATTTAATATATTTATCTAATCCATCAATATATTTTTTGATTTCAGGGTGATGAATGATATTACCGATACTATCGCTAATACCATTAACTAACATTACACATACTTTATTCATAACTGTATTTGTTTCTTTAATTTTTACTAATTTCATATCATTATTAATATTCCTTGTATATCTTAAATTATTTATTAATTTCATATAATTTTCCATGTAAGAATTTTTAACAATTTCATTATATTGATTATTAATATTCCATAAATATTGTTCTTGTGTTAATGTTGTTTCAACACTATTTTTATACATTCTGATCATTAACCATTTATTATAATGTTCAACAAATTTCTTCTTATCTGTATTTTTCATATAATAAATTATTGCTAATAATATTTGTGCTTGGTTAATATTATTATTTACAATACATGTATGTATTGATTTAGCAATATATTCTAATTGTTCATTATTAAATTCTATAAATGGAACAATTAGTAAATTTTCATATGATGGTGATTTTATAGACATATTAATATTAATTACAATTTTTCCAAGTTTATAAATTTCATATGCAAAATCCATATTATTTAATAATAATTTATTTAAAGATTCTTTAATTGATACAACTTTTACTGCAAATAATTCATATATCTTAGTTAGTAAAAGATGATTATTATTTTTTACTTCGTTATTTAATATATAATTTAATAGAAATATTAATAATTCATCATTTGTTATCACTTTATCACTATAAACCATAATATAATCATTTATTAATTTCTTACATATTGATTTATTAATTAATGCACATGCACTAACCATCTTAATAAATATTTTCTCATCTTTAATTGTAACACCTAATGCAGAGATCAAATAATTTAATATTTCATATATAGATTGATCTTCACCTAATATTTTAAAAAACATATTATTTGTGTCATTAATGTTCATAATTAAATATAATTGTTCATCTGAAGATAATTTTACAAAACTTTTAATTATAATTTTCCTAATATTATCAATATGGTTTCCTAATTTTAATAATAATTCAGATATATTATTTAATTTACTACTGTCTGCTACAACAATATTTGATAAGTAATCTTCAAATATTATTTCCAAATTCTCACAAGTTAATATCTCTTCTTCTATAACCTTTTTTAATATCGGATTTTTAATAGTACCATTCAAATATTTAACTACTTGATCACTAATATTAGGTATGATACACACTGTCATTTTTATTTATAATTAGACTTATTTCTATTTATAAATAATTTATCAATTTTTATATTACATTCATATTCTTTAACATTAAATACATTCCTAATAATAATACACCCCTTAACATAATTCCTATATAACTTGGATATTCATTAAATCCTGATGCTCCTGATGCATATGGTACTTTATTTAAAATAGAATTTACTTGTGGAGTTAATATTACACTAAATAATAAAAATAATACTAACGGATCTCTATACATATACACTGTATCTTTTACTTTATCTAAACTACTACCATCTAAATGTTCTAACATTCCTCTTTTTGATTGAGTCATTGGTCTTGATGGTAAATTCATTTTGTGATTCATTTGACCTCCCATTTGATGATTCATAGGATAACCCATCGGATCAGCTTGTTGCATTGCTTGTTGTTGAGCTTGCATTTGTAATTGTTTTTGCATTTGTTGATGCTGAAATTGTGCTAATACTTGTGGTGGAATATCATGCATTTGCCTTGGCATATCTTGTTGCATTTGATGAGCCATTTTCTGAGGCATTTCTTGTTGCATTTGCTGTTGCATATGTTCATTTTGTAATTGAGCTAATACATGCGGGGGAATATCTCTTATATTCTGTTGTCCTTCATTGGGTGAATCTAAAACATTTTGATTAAAAAATTCTTCCGTATTTTCCTTGTTTTCCTTGTTTTCTTTATTTAATAATCTATTAATATCATTTATTAAGTCCTCTTTTAATCCTTCTTTACTCATATTATTATATATTTTTTATTTAATTTTTTTAAACTTAAATACTTTTTTTAACCTGTTTATAAAAATCATCAAATGATATAAAAATATTTTCCGTTTTTACTTCCTTATTGGCCATGCAATACGCCATAGACATTTCTTTTATTTCTTCTGCATCAGGAACTACACTTATTAAATCAATAAAATTTCTTACCATTTTTTCATCTAACGATAAACACTTACACTGAGGATATAAAGTACATGTTATGTATGCTTCACATATCTTTTTATTTAAAAATAATCCAATATCATTCAAAAACGAGACTTTACTCGTATTTACTCCTTCTTTATACTGTATTCTAAATGGAACTCCAAATATATTAATTTCATTAACACTATATTCTTTTAATTCAACTCCGTTTTCTATATTATTTCTATTATCATAATAAAATTCCTCTATTTTATCTGCTACTTTAAATCCTCTATGAAAAAACATATCTTTTATAATTAAATTTATATCTTCCATACTAATAGTTTCTTCACTATATACTAATTTTCTATTATCGTCAATTGGATTTATTTTAATTTTAATAATTAATACCTTACCCTTCACGGGTTTTCTTTTATAATTAAATATTGATGCAATATAATTATCTTCACCATCATAACCATGGATTATCTGATATGTGTGTGTTCTAGTATATAATACATCTAATGTATTTAATTCTAATTTATTATCTTTATTATTGTTTGCATTTACCTCTTGACCAAAATAATTATGTAATAAATCCTGTAAGTTATTTGTTTCTACAAAATCAATTAATATTGTCGCTTTATCCTTATCCACCCATACTGAATTCTGAAAATCTTCAAACTTATTTTCCTTTAAAGTTGCTACTTGAAACATAAAAAATATATAACGTTTATCTTAAGTGAATTTTTAATTCTTTTAATTTACTTAATATATTCGTAATTTTCATACTTTTAATTATTTTAACCGGTCTCTCTGTCACAAATTTCATATCACTATTTTTAACAGCTAAAAAATTATTAGATGGTACTACATATATGTATGCATCAATTTCTAAATTTTTATATGCACCTTTAATATTTTCTTTAATATATGCAATACCATCGTTATATCCTCTATCAATACCTTTAGCCATACAAGACAATGCAATCCAATCTTCTGCGTAACCTGATATTTTCTTATTACTATTAATTACTTTATCGTATTCTTCTGTTAATACAACATATAATAATTCTGGTTTCTTTTCATTTATACCATGTTGAAAATAATATATAATCTTATTTAATTCAATTACATTATACTGTAATTTTTTATAAGAATTTTGTAACTGTTCTCTTGTATTTTTTAAAAATTCTAAATTAATATAATTCAATGGAAATACACCATTTACTATGTCATTATGGTATTTTTTAAGATTATATTTAATGATATCTTTTGCATTTTGTTGTAAATCTACTTTTAAAAAGAATTTTTGAAATGCCGGTAATATTACTTTACTCCTTAAAAATTTTATATTTATGATATTTCCTACAAATATAATACCATAGACATGATCTTGTCTATTTTTTTTAATATATTCATTTAATTTAGTTACCCATATATTATTTACTTCTGCTTCTACTTTTCTTTTTGTTTCTAATTTTACTTTATTAATATCTTTTAATTTATCTTGAACTTCTTTTAATTTATATATATTATCTGTTTCTTCATCTAGATTATATATAACATATTTATTTAATGATTTTAACTTAACCATTAATTGTTCTTTATATAAATCAGTTATACCTGCTATATGAAATATTAAAGGCGCGTTCTCCATAATTTATATATTTATAATAATTATGGATGAAAAGATATTTATGCCTCTTATTATATTAGTTATAATTGGGGCTGGTGTTTATAATATGAATAAAGAAAAATGGGCTAACTATGCATTAGAAAATTCTGTTGCTGCTTGTAATTGCCCTGTTTGCCCAACTTATCCAGATGCCAGTTATCCTAGATTCACCGCACCCGATGTTTATGAACGCGATCGTCTTGAAATAACTGATCCTTTATATCCACCAGAACAAAGATCCGATACAGGATATGCAGATAGATATTTACAAAATGCATACAATGGATATTTTAGACAGCCAACACGTGGATATCCGCCACCATATCAAATGAAAGGATATTTAGTAGATCAAAGTAATGAATCTAATATATTATCATTATTTGGTAGACCGAAATATGTAGGTTCTACACAATATCAATATTATATACTTCGAAACGATATTAATAACAATCAAATTAAAATACCAATTAAACAAGATCGTGAATTATTTGACGGTGATCGTGTTAAACTTAATACTGGTATATATAATGGCGAATATAAATATGTTGCATTACCATTAGAAGATTTAGTTCAACCACCAATTTTTTAAACTTAAAACTTAAAAATTATTATTATTATAAAATGAATAATAATATTATTATTACTAATACACCATTTCCTATATATATTGAATCTTATACTGGTGATTCTATCGTAAATAGTGTTATTGATAAATTTATTAAGAGGTCTGAATTAGGACAAACTAAATATGGCACTACTTTAGATAGAACTGATCTAAAAACTCTTGATTGGATTAACCATGCACAAGAAGAATTAATGGATGGTATATTATATTTAGAAAAATTAAAAAAAGAAATAATAAATAAAAATGAATAAAATTGAAAATATATTACCTTAAAAATAAATGATTATAAGTAACAAATAAAACTTATAAAATGAAGTCAATTATCCTACTTGCAGCATGTATTATTGTTAATAGTTTTGATATTCGTCAAAACACATTTACTATTAAAAATTACATTGGCGATATCAATAACATCATGACATTTAAACATACCGATATTGACCCTATGAGTATTGACATTGATCATGATGTCAATGTTGTCTCTCTATATACTGGTAGCACCCATACTATTTGCAAGCATATGAATAATCCTATTTGTAATGTTAATATTAATCAACAATATAATGCATGTAACGATTATCTTATTAATAATAGTAACGTTCATATGTATTATTATGGTAACTATCAGCAAGAAGAAGTTTTTTACCAAGATGAAAATGGTGCTGAACAAGTAGGTTATGATAATAATTATAACCTAGTTGGTATGTATGTAACTCATCATACGAATGAGTCTAATATTCTTAATATTTCTAATAAAATGATTTATCATATTTACAATAATTCAGGTGTTCTTGCTGGATGTCCAATTTGGCATATGAAAAATTATATTACTACATCTGTAAAAGATGAGCTCTAAATTATTTCTTTAATAAAATAAATATTTTCTATATTATCACTTACACTTACTCGAATGTAAAATAAATGTTTCATTAAATGTAATAGTGCATTTAATATAACTTCTGTAAATCTTTGATCTACTTTAACAGTACTTTGTAAAAAAGCTTCATATATTTGATTTAATACTGGAGAATTTTCTTCTGGTTCTCTATCTAAAAAATATTTTAATATTTTTAATAAATTTGTTTTTGATGCTTTACTTAATTTAGTATCAGACCAACTCCATTTAATATATACATTATCTTTAATTATAAATTTTCCAATGTAAGATGCTTTAAATTTTATTTTATTATTCTTTTCAATCAATCCAATTATATAATAAGGATCCATATCAGATTTTGGTTCATCAATTGTAAATTCATTTTCTTTAATTTTTTTTATTATGTCATGATATTTATCTAATAAATGATCACTTTTTATAATTGCATCTGCAATAAATTCATCATTAAATCTATCCATAATTTATTTATTTATTTTTTTAATTTTGGCTTTTTCTAATATATTAAATACTCTTGGTTCTGCTCTTTTAAATACAATTTCTGGTTTTTCTACTGTATTTAATATTTGTGACATAGATAATATATTTTCTGCTGAAAATTCTCTTTGTATTATTTCTTTTTTACCTCCTTCAAATATAGGTGGAAACCCTCCATTATGAAATGTATTCATATTATATAATATAAATACATATTTTTTATTAAAATTTTATTTTTTATCTCCTTCTAACTCTCATTGGCGGAGAAACTGATCTTTGTGATGTTCTAGATAATACTTTTTTAGCATTTGTATGATCTGGATGTACCGGTTTAACCTTTTTTACTGGTTTGACCGGATGTATTATCTTTTTATGCGATTCCTCTTTATGAACTGATTTTACTGACGCATGTCTTACATGTTGTGGTTCATGACTTAGTTTTCTATTTGATGCTGATTTATCTAAAGAATGTGACGGTGTGTTATGTTTTGTTTCATGGTGTTCTGCTTTATGTACTGGACTTGATGTTCGTCTTGCATGCTGTGGCTCAGGACTTATTCTTCTATTTGATACTGATTTATTTAAAGAATGTGACGGTGTGTTATGTTTTGTTTCATGGTGTTCTGCTTTATGTACTGGACTTGATGTTCGTCTTGCATGCTGTGGCTCAGGACTTATTCTTCTATTTGACACTGATCTATTTAATTCATGTGATGGTGATTTATGTTTTGTTTCATGATGTTCTGCTTTATGTACTGTTGGATGTGTTACATGTTTTGGCTCAGGACTTATTCTTCTATTTGATACTGATCTATTTAATTCATGTGACGGTGATTTATGTTCTGTCTCTGGTTGCGCTAATACATGCTTTCTTAATGGTTCATGATGTTCTGGTTTATGTACTGTTGGATGTGTTACATGTTTTGGTTCAGGACTTATTCTTCTATTTGATACTGATCTATTTAATTCATGTGATGGTGATTTATGTTCTGTCTCTTGTTGCGCTAATACATGCTTTCTTAATGGTTCGGGATGTTCTGGTTTATGTACTGTTGGATGCGTTATATGTTTTGGCTCAGGACTTATTCTTCTATTTGACA